TAGAGAGGATCAGGCAGATTTAGAAATTGAAAATGAATTAACACATAAACACCTAAAAAAAATAAGAATAATACTATGAGTAACCCGTACGAAAAATGTTGGAACGATTTTAAAATCGGAACGCTAAAATCATGTGAAGCTTTAGTAGAAGCTAGAGAGAAAAAATACCCAATACCAGATCCTGAACTTCAGTTAATGGTAATTCAAAAAATGATGTATATGATTAATGAATTAGAAGTAATTCATGGTATACAAGGCCGAACAGATTCAGGAATAATAACAGCGTAATATGGATCATTTAGATAATATAATTCAAGGTTATATAACACAAATGAATTTATCTACAGTAGAAGTATCTAATGCATTAAATCATGCTAAACAAATTTATATTGAACTGTTAAAGCTAGAATATCCAGCCGCTACAGAAACACATAAAGTAAGTTTAGCAAAGCAAGCATTTATATATGCCTTAGAATTTCACAAAGCAACAATATACTTTTAAAACAAATAAAATAACAAAATATGTCAACACTAATTAATTTATCGATCGATGTTACTAAAGTAACTAAAGAGGCCCTTTCGAAAGGCAAGTACTTAAATTTAACTATTGCTATCTCTGATGAGGTAAACCAATACGGCCAGAATGTAGCCGCGTGGGAAGCTCAAAGTGTAGAAGATAGAAAAGAAAAAGTAGAACGTAATTATGTAGGTAACGGTAAAGTTATTTTTACTGAAGGTTTAGTTACAGCTGTACAAACTGAGGAAAAAAAGAAACCTACTAAGAAAAAAGTAGATACAAACGATTTACCTTTTTAAGTTTAATGTTCCTATAAGCATACCATAAGAACTGCTTATAGGACTTTTTAAATAGTCAGGTGGCGGAATGGTAGACGCTATAGACGAAATGCAATAATACAATATATCAGCTGTATGATTGTTGAGCAGAGTAGAAAAGAGATTGATCACATACAGGTTCGAGTCCTGTCCTGACTACAAATGGAAAACAAAATGAAGCACGGTAGTTTATTTAGTGGCATTGGAGGATTTGATTTAGCCTCTGAATGGATGGGATGGGAAAATGTTTTCCATTGCGAATGGATGGAATTCCCTAGAAAAGTTTTAGATTATTACTGGCCTAATGCTGATTCACATATAGATATTTGTAAAACTGATTTTAAAAAATATGCAAACAAAATTGATATTCTTACCGGAGGTTTCCCCTGTCAACCTTTCTCAATGGCAGGAAAAAGAAAAGGAACTGAAGACGAACGCTATCTTTGGCATGAAATGCTACGAGCAATACAAGAAATTAAACCCAAATTTGTCATTGCAGAAAATGTCTTTGGCATCACAAATATTGATGGCGTATTGGTATTCGAACAGGTGTGCCTTGACTTGGAAGCTGAAGGGTACGAAATTCAGCCGTTTATTATTCCAGCTGCAGCCAAAAACGCACCACACCGTAGAGATAGAGTTTGGTTTATTGCCTACAGTAAAAGCAATGGACGGGAAAAATCTAGGAAGAGAATTAACGAATGGGAAAAATATAAACAAGAAGGGAATTCAGTTTGGGGTAAGCCTACCTCAATTAGCTCAAGCAGGACTATTACCAACTCCAAGAACTTCAGATCAAAGAATGCATTGGAGAACGGAAAATTGGAAGGGGGACGATTTAGGTTCGGAAATAAATCACATACTTGGAACTCGTTCCCACTTGAATCCCCGATTTGTGGCGGAGATGATGGGCTTCCCTCCGAATTGGACGGAATTACCTTTTCAAAGTGGAGAGCAGAAAGTATCAAAGGATATGGAAACGCAATAGTACCTCAGGTAGCTTTTGAAATATTTCAACAATTAAGTAAATTATGAAAAAAGACATTATAGCCATAGGCGGAATAAGAGATAGGCGCTATCACTATCCAAAAGGATTTATAGATAAGCGCACCGGTAAACCTAAAACAGGTTTTATGAAAACTTCAAAAGGTGCAAGACTTTTTGTAGAATCCAATTTAAAAGAAATCACTAAAGGAAACATAGAATTTGAAAATCTTACTCCCAGAGAGAAACAAGTTTATAAAGCGCTTACTTCTGATAGGGCTGTAAATACTTTTAAATATGATGGTAAAAATTATTATGATCCTACAGGTATTATCAGAAACACTTTAAACAAAACTAAGATACCACAGGGAACAAAAGATTTAACTAATTTTCTGAGTAAGAAACAATTTAAGAATCTTTTTGAAATTCCTTTTAAATCTCCACAGGCTCAAAAGAATGAAAAGTTAAATACTACTTTGTTTGAATTTGTGAAAGGTGATAAATTACAAAAGTATAGATCTAATAAAGGTAATTTGTTAGATGTTAGTTCACTACTAAAAAAGTTTGAGAAACAAGGTTATGCAATTTCTGTAGATGGTCAATCTGGAAGGGATGCTGTTTTGTTCTTAAAGAAATTCGAGGAACAACAGCTGCAAAGATTTTTAGATAAATCCAAAAAAGGAGATAAGATCAAAGTAGAGATTTTACACAATGTAAAAATAAATCCTCAGACTAAAGAAATTTATATTGATACAGACGAAACAGACGTATTTGAATATTACCCACAAGGAAAGCCTGAGGAAAATATACCAGATAAAAAAGTACAGCAAAAAACTAAAAAAGTAAAAAAATGAGCAACGAAACAAAAAAAACGGCAGTAGAGTGGTTTGCAATTTCACTATATGAAAAAGGATTTTTAACAGGCAATGGCGATGAAATACAAGAGTTGCTTGAACAATTTAAAAAAATGGAGAAGGAGCGAGAACTAAATTTGATTAAGTTTACAAAAGAAATATTTGAATTAGGTAAATTACATTTTACTTATGCAATAATAACAAATGAAGAGATTTTAGAATTATACAACGAAACATACGGAGGTAACAAATGAGCAACGAAATAAAACAAACGGCGGTAGAGTGGTTGATAAGCAAAGTAAATAAACAAAGTTGGGGTGATTATAGAATTGATATTCCAAATGAAATTATAGAACAAGCCAAAGAAATAGAGAAGACTCAAATTATAGATGCTTTATTATTTGGAGATGTACTTTCTCCAAATACGGCTGAAAACTACTACAAAGAAACATACGGAGGTAACAAATGAAAAAGTTAACAGTTAAAATAATACATACAATTAATCCAAGATTTTTTGAAAGAAAATCCTATGGAAAATTAGAATCGTGGGGAATTCATAGTGTATGGGATAGTGTAATATATTTTTTAGACGGTTCAACATACGGAGGTAACAAATGACAACTAAAGAACATGCTTTAATGTTTATTCATAAATTTTACTTTGCATTGCCTAACAATGGAAGTATAAATATAGGGCCTTGCAATTGCAGTCAAAGATATTCTGAATCATTAACATGCGCTTTAATAGCAGTAGATGAAATAATAAAAGTAATAGATCCAGATTTACAATTTGAAAGCTGGATGCACTACAAACGAATTAAACAGGAAATAGAAAACATAACAACAAAAAATGAGCAAAGCAAATGTGTTATTTAGAAATGCAGATCAGGTTGAGCAACTTGTAAAATTTTATAACGAGCAAAAAGTAACCTTTAAAGTAAAGCATTCACAATACAGTACTACTTTTGATTTCGGCAAAGAAAAGATAAAGTTTGTAACGCAAACCTATGGAGTTAGGGTATTTGCTGCAAATAGATGCTTAGTTAAGGATATAAAGAGTTCTCCTGATACTTTAGAGCTTTTAACTAAATATTATAGTACAGATAATTATGATGTCAGAAACGGCCTTAAACCTAAAAATTACGGCAAAGTAATCAATGTAGATATAGTAGGCGCTTATCCCAATACTTTAATCAATAATGGCCTATGTACTCAGGAAACCTATAAAAGATTAATGAATTTGCCAAAAATGGAACGCCTACCAGCTATAGGAATGATAGCAAAGAAAGCAACTGTATTTAGTTATGAGAATGGCGAATGTATAGAATGGGATGTTGAAGTTGGGGAATTTGCAAATATCTTTTATTTTCTAATTTATGAAATTGACAGGATCATGAAATTTTGTAAAGAGATAG